TCGCGGTCGGCGAGCGCGTCTGCGTCGCGGCGCGGCTGACCCCGGGGAACACGCTGTCCATGAGGATCGAGGCCCGAGAGGGGTGCGAGGAGCTGCTGAACAAGGTAAGCTCCGTCGGCTTCGGGAAGAAGAGCGGCTACGCGTCGTTCCACGTGCAGGGCGGCAACGAGCTGGCGGTCGTCCAGACTGTGGCGGGGGTCGTGGGGTTGGTCGCGTATGAGATTGACCCGACGCTCTGCTTTGAGGGCAACATGATGCCGCGACTGAAGAAGGCTTGCGCGTGCTGACGTTCGTCACCAGCTCGGACCGGGAGACCTTCGACCGCGTAGTCGAGGGCCTCCTCGACGAAGCCGGCCTGTTGCGGCACTACCGCCTCGTGTTCTCCGACGAGTGGGAGGTCGCGGACCCGGGGTCGGGGGCCGTCCTCTTGCCCATGGGCAACGCGGGCCTCGCCCCGATGCAGGAGGCGAAGTGGTTCCCCAAGAACCGCAAGATCAACTCGCTGAAGGGCAAGCCCGCGCGGCGCGGCGAGGGGTGGGTCGTCCCCGTCCCGGACCCGTACACCGCCTTTCTGGACTCCTCGGTCCCGGGTGAGATCGCCTGGGGCGTTCGGCTGGCGCAGCGCCTCGTGCAGACCGGGTCGCCGGAGCCGGAGACGGGGACCTACGGCTACGTCGACGACTTCTCGGCTGTGCTCCAGTACGTCGACTGGCGCCACGAGCGGAACCTCGCGGAGGGGCTGACCGGGCGCGCCGCGCTGGTCGAGTACGCGGTCGACACCGAGACGATGGGACTCGACCCGCTCGCGCCGGGCAAGGAGATCGTGAGCGTCCAGATCTCCGTAGAGCCGGGCGTCGCCGACGTCTTCTACGCGCTCGGCAGGACGAAGGCGGAGGTCGAGCGGGTGAAGCAGCAGCTCAAGGAGCTGTTCTCGTCGCCCAAGGCCAAGATGACCGGGGCCAACTGGAAGTACGACGCATTCTGGCTCTACGCGAAGTGGGGCCTGGAGGCGGTGGTCACCTTCGATACGACGCTCGCCGGGTCGCTCCTCGACGAGAACCGCTCCAACTCTCTGAACACGCATTCCAAGCAGCACACTACGATGGGCGGCTACGACGACCCGTTCAACGACCGCTGGGACAAGGGGCACATGGAGCTGGTCCCGCCGGGCGACCTCCTGCCCTACGCGGGCGGCGACTCCGACGCGACGCGCCGGGTGTCCTCCGTGTTCCGGGCGAAGCTGCTCCAGGACAACGTCACGTCGTCGGGTCGACCGGCCAAGCGCTCGCTCGCCAACTTCTTCGGGCAGATACTGCTCCCCGCCGCGCGCGCCTTCGAGGTCATCGAGCGGCGCGGCGTCGTCGTCGACGTCGGGCGCTACAAGAAGTTCGGCGCGGAACTCGACGTCGAGATCGGTTCCCGCGTGGCGGAGATCAAGGCGTGCCTTCCCCAGCAGATGCTGTCGAAGTACGAGGACAAGCTCAGCGACCCCGAGAAGCCCCGGGTGACGGCGGGGCTGGTCAGCGAGTTCATGTTCTCTCCGTCGGGGCTCAACCTGCGTCCCCAGATGAAGACGGGCAAGACGGGCAAGCCTTCGACGGCGGCGGAGCACCTCAAGATGTTCGACGAGCCTGCCGCCGCGAAGTTCGTCGAGGCGGTCGAGGCGCTCGGGAAGGCGCGCAAGGCGAAGGATACCTACGTCGACGGGTTCCTGTGCCACGTCCGCTCGGACGGGATGTTTCACCCCTCGTACATGCTGTTCAGAGGCGGCAGGGGGGACGACGAGGACGAGGAGAACCGAGGCGGCGCGCGGACGGGGCGGCTGACCGCGTCCGGCCCTGCCGTCCAGGTGCTGATCAAGCACGGCGAGTACGGCGAGCCGCTGAGGCGCTGCTTCACTACCCCGCCGGGGATGCTCGTGCTGTCGGTTGACTTCGACCAGGGAGAGCTGCGCGTCGGCGCGGAGGTCGCCCAGGAGGAGACCATGCTCCAGGTCTACCGGGACGGCGGGGACCTGCACGACAACACGATGCGCGAGGTCATGGGCCTCAGCGAGGCGGAGCAGGCCGAGCTGCTGAAGACCGACTATCCGAAGTACGACTACCTCCGGCGGGGGTCCAAGGTCGCCAACTTCGGGCTGCTTTTCGGGCAGCAGGTGCCCGGGTGGGTTCGCATGGCGAAGAAGAGCTACGGCGTGGAGATGACGCTGGAGGAGGGCGAGAGGCGGCGCGACAAGTTCTTCGACACCTACCCCGGCCTGCTCGGCTACCACGACCGCTCCCGGCAGTTCGTCTTCAAGCACGGGTTCGTTCGCTCGCCGCTCGGGAGGGTCAGGCACCTGCCCCTGGTCTGGTCGCCGGAGCGGGAGATGCGGAGCCGGGCCGTGCGGCAGGCGATCAACGCGCCTATCCAGGCGACGCTGACTGACATGTGCATCTGGGCAATAGCGCTCCTGCACCAGAGGTATCCCGAGCTGTGGGTCGCGCTCATGATCCACGACCAGATCGCGTGCTACGTCCCGGAGGACGAGGTCGAGACTTGGACCGCGCGCGTAGTTGAGGTAATGTCGACGCTGCCGTTCGCCAACTTCGGGTGGCGCACGAGCATCGACTTCCCTGCCGACGCCGAGGTCGGCCCGTCCCTCGGGGAGCTGACCAAGGCCGCTTAGGAGGACCGCTGATGGCGAAGACGACCAAGGGCGCTGCGGCGCCCGAGAAGAAGCGCCCCGAGTTCCGGGTCAAGACCTTCAGCGGCCCCGTCGTCAAGCAGGACGAGTCGGCGCTGCGCTCGCGGGTCGCGGAGGTCGACGACGAGTTCGAGAACTTCTACAGCGAGGCGCTCGGGCAGATGCGCGCCATCCGCCCGCCGTTCGACCTCAAGCAGCTCGCCAACTTGATCCAGCAGAACAACGCCCTCGGCCCCTGCGTCGACGCGATGGAGGTCAACATCGACGGGACCGGGCACTCCGTAGAGCCGGTCGACGAGGGGGGCGTCGCCGACACCGGGCCTCTCGCCGAGAAGAAGGCCCGCATCGAGGACTTCTTCGATCAGGTCTGGCCGGGGGTGTCGCTCGTCACGCTCCGCCGCAGGCTCCGCCGCGACCTGGAGTCCACGGGCATGGGCTACATCGAGGTTATTAGGAACCTGGACGGCGAGGTCGTCTTTCTGAGGCACGGGCGCTCGACGTCGTTCCGGCTCGTCCGACTGGACGACCCCGTAGTCGCGGAGAAGACCGTCCGCCGGGGCGGCGAGGTGCAGACCTTCAGCGTGTGGGTCCGCGAGCGCAGGTTCATGCAGCGCGCGGGCTCCAACAGGGCGATCTACTTCAAGGAGTTCGGCGCGTCTCGGGACCTGGACAAGAACACCGGGCGCTGGGCCGAGGAGGACGAGAGGATACCCTTCGAGGACCGCGCTACCGAGCTGATCTTCTTCACCGTCCACGACGACGTCGACACGCCCTACGGCATCCCGCGCTGGATCGCGCAGACGCCGTCGGTGCTCGGGTCGCGCAAGGCGGAGGAGTTCAACCTCACCTTCTTCGACGCGGGCGGCATCCCGCCGGTCATCATCTTCCTGGCGGGCGGCAGGCTCGCGGAGCGCACGGAGGAGGCCCTCAACAACCTCCTTTCGGGCCGCGCGCAGGACAAGCATAAGTCGGCGGTCGTCGAGGTCGAGCCGACCGGCGGCACGCTGGAGAAGGAGCCCCCGACGCGGGTCACCGTCGAGCGGTTCGGGTCCGACCAGATGCAGGACTCCATGTTCGAGAAGTACGACGAGCGGTCCGAGCTGCGCGTCCGCCGGGCCTTCCGGCTCCCGCCGATCTTCGTCGGCATGTCGCAGGACTACTCCTTCGCGACGGCCTTCGCGTCCTACACCGTCGCCGAGGCGCAGATCTTCAAGTCGGAGCGCATGGAGTTCGACGAGATCATAAACGCGACGCTGATGATGGAGCTGGACCCCGAGGGCGACTTCAAGTTCGTGTCGTCCCCGCTCATGCTCGCCGACTCCAAGGTCCAGCAGGAGGGCCTCCGGCTCGCCTGGGACGCGGCGGCCATCGACGAGGAGCAGCTCGTCGAGGCGATCAACGACATTACCGACCTCGCGCTCACGGTGCGCGCCGACATCGACGAGGACGAGGAGGAGGAGGAGGAGGACGAGGGCGGCGTAGTCGTCCCCTTCCAGGACCCCGCCCAGGCCGGGGCGCAGCCGGGCGCGCCGCCCGCTCCCGCAGGTTCGGCCCCCGCGCCGGTCGCGCGCGCCGAGAAGCAGTCGCGCTACTCCGGCGGTCGCGGGACGCGCGGCAGGCGCGGGCGCAGGCGCAGGGGCGAGGAGATCGTCGAGCTGGCCCGCCGGGCGAACGCCGCCGTCCGGCGCCGGGGCGACGGGCAGACCGAGGAGCTGGTCTCCCTGGCGCGCGCTGTCGACGAGCTGTCCCCCGAGGACCGGACGACGTTCGAGTCCATGCTCTCCGTGCTCCAGTTCGAGGACGTAGCCCGCGACCCCGACGGGCTGCGCCAGATCGCGGGCTGCGCGTTCGAGGTCATCGCCAGCAGAGCCTCCAGGGCGGCCTGAGCGCCCGGAGGGGGCGATGACGGTCGACAACGAGGCGTTCGTCGCGCTGGAGGAGTCGCTCTCCAGGGACGCCCAGAGGGCTCTCAGGGGTCCCCTGGAGGAGGCGGTCGCCGAGATCAAGCGCCTGATCGCCGCCGAGCGGTTCGACGAGGCCCGGGCGCTGGCCGCGTCGGTCTCCCTGCAGGACGAGGCCCGGGCGCTGGAGGAGCAGCTCCGGTTCCGCTTCGTCCAGGCCGCGATGTTCGGCGCGCAGCAGATCACCCCGGTCGACGAGATCTCGGAGGAGGCCGTCGAGGTCGTCTTCGGCGTCCTGCCCGAGGCGGTCCAGCAGTTCTGCCTTGGCGTCGAGAGGGCGAGCGCGGAGTCGCTGGTCGGGACGGTCGACGCGCTGACCCGCGAGGGCGAGAGGCTGGTCGCGGAGCGCGCCGAGGCGGAGATCAGGAAGCAGGCGCAGACCGTGGACGAGCTGTCCGACGCCATAGAGGCCGCCGTCTTCGGGAACCAGAGGATGCTCGTCGACGTCGGGGCGAACCTCTCGACGTCGCGCCTCGTCTCGTACGGGTACCTCGCCGAGGCCCGCCAGCGCGGGATCAGCACCTACCAGATCTCGGAGGTCCTAGACTCTCGCATCTGCCCCGTCTGCCGCCGGATGCACGGGCGCACGTTCGCCGTCGAGCCGGCGTTCGAGAAGGTCGACCGCCTGCTCAGGATCGCGGACCCGAAGGAGCTGAAGCAGGCCGACCCCTTCCCCAAGCAGACCAAGGCCGCGCTGGCGGAGATGGACAAGTGGACCAAGAAGGACTTCGAGGCGCGCGGCTTCATCGTCCCGCCGTTCCACCCGCTCTGCCGGGGCATCCTGGTCAGGCGCGGGACCGTCGAGAGGTTCCCCGCCGTTGACATTCCGAAGCCGCCCGTTGATCCGGGGACGGTCGTCGTAGACCCGGGCGGCGTGCCGGTCGGGCCGCAGGTTGTCGAACCTCCCCCGCTCCCCGTGCCGCCTCCGCCCGCGCCTCCCGCGCCTCCCGCGCCGCCGGTCGTCCCGGCGGGGCTCCTGCCGGAGCCCGCCCTCGGGGTCCCGCTGCAGCCGTCCGGGAGGGTGATCTCCACGCCGCCGGGCGCCGACAAGGTCTTCGGCTTCACCGCGCCGGAGGAGCTGGTTTGGGCGCGCCGGTCGTTCCCGAGCAACGGCGCCGACCAGACCGCCATGGACGCGGCGAAGCGGGCGCCGCCGCTTGCCAAGGTTCTGGACGGCCCAGGTCGACCGGGGAGCTACTACGATCCTCGCGCGCGGGTGATCTCGATAGAAGACCAGTTCCGAGGCGCCGAGCGCGACTCCATCTACCGCCACGAGTACGGGCATAGCATCGACTGGCGCGTTCGCAGCGACGGCTTCCCGGAGTCCGCCGAGGTGTGGGAGGTCGCCGAGAGGGAGGGTCTCGCGCTCGGCAGGAAGGGCAAGACCCGGGACGCGGCGGTCGCGTCGACCAAGAGGCGCAACGCGCGCTTCGACGAGATCGAGAAGGATCTGGAGAGCACGTTCACCCCGGGGGCTCGCCTCGCCGAGCGCTTCGAGCGAGCGGGCGTCGACCTTGACGACTTCAGCCGGGAAGTTCTCGGCGGAAAGTTTCCGACTGAGGAGGGCGTTCGCGACAAAGCGATCCTGTTCCTGGCGGCGGTGGAGGAGGGCGACGCGCAGCTCGCCCTGGCGCAGCTCAGCAGCAGGAACGCGGACGTCAGGAACGCGCAGGACTTCTTCGGCGCGCTGACCAACAATGACCTGAAGTTCCGGTACAACCACTCCAGCGAGTACTACCGAAAGGGCCGCAAGACGGCGAGCATGATGATCGGCTTCTCTCGGCTGACGGAGAACAACATGAGCGAGGCGTTCGCTGACTACTACTCCGTCGTCACGTCGAAGGGGCAGGTCCTCCGGCAGGTGCTCCGCGCGCTCGCGCCGGAGACGACTAAGGCGTTCGACGAGATACTGGCCCGCGTCGCCGACGGGCCGACCAGGGACAGCCCGTGGAGGTAGGGGATGACTGACGAGAGAGAGAGCGACTTCGACGTCTGGCAGCGCTATGGTTGGGCGCTCGGGGACCTTAGCTTCAGCAGCAGGGAGGCTGTCAGGCACTTCGGGCCGGAGCGCGTTGAGGAGCTGATGGAGGAGGCGCTGGCCCGGGGCGAGCCGCTGCGCGACGAGGAGCTGGAGCAGCTCGATCCAGCGTTCGGGGACCGGCTGCGGGGTATCCCG